TGAATGAAGACTATGTTCAGGAGTTTAGTAGTGAGTTTACCCCGATGGTTTTTAATGATGTAAACTATCAGAATGAAATCGCTCTTGCCTCTGGTTCTGCTACTGGCGTCGATGAAAAAGGACGACGTGGTTCTGTTTCAAACATCAATGCAAAGCGTAGGCAGCCTATTTTATCGGCTTTCATAGATGAGGAAATGGAACACGAGTTTGTCTTACAGAAAAATCGTAATCTATTGTCTACTTCTTGGGCAGATTTCTATCTGACAGAGGAACTCCGATTGCGTGAGAGCTATGACACTACTAAGACTGATGATGGCAACTCTCCCTTGCAATCGCACGACTGGGGACTTTCTATTGCTATTATGCGTGGTGGTGGTATTGACTCAACAATTGAAAAATATTCTTTCGATTATGATGGTTTTGGAAACAGTAAGTGGCGGACTGTGGCAGGCCAATATGCTTTAACTTCCGACTCTATTGATATGATGGGTAACGAGTTTGATTATAATGGTGTGCAACCTGGTGTGGGAAATGAAGAGAGATTTTCTCTGAAAATCCGCGCTTTTAAACAGCCGGACTGGTCGCCTGTGCCTCTGTGTAATCCCGATGTTATGAACGAGAATGGGACGGTTGAGACTAAGATACGTACACGTGGTTTGTTTGATACCTTTATGTCGGAGTTTGCTTATTTCCTTCTTAATCGAAAAAAATATCGCATCCGTTTGTTAGCTACTCCAGCGGCTATTGCCGATATACCTAACCATTGGCTTCAGCGTTATCGTATTAATGGAGTTACTGGTTATATAAATAAGGTGTCTTACTCTCTTTCTGCAAAAGAGGGTATAAAGGATATTGAAATAGAATTTTACGCATTATGATTATGAAGAGTGAGGTTGAATATTTTATTTACAACTACTTGAATCGATTGTTTGGTCCTAAGTACTTGTTGGATGATAGAACTGATTTGACAAAAGACCTTGGACTCTCCAGTATGGAACTTTTGGAGTTTGTGATGGACGGTGAAACTCGTTTTAACATCTTTATTGACCCGTCTCGATTCCAACAGGACCGCTCTATTGGAACTATTGTTAATGTTATTACAAACATAATTAGAGAACAACATGGCTTCTAATCTCGTTTTAAAATCTGGCTCACCGCACATTGGTTCGCCTATTACTTATAAGGTAACGGCTGCTTCACTTACGGGTATAATTTCTTTCCATAGGGTTGTCGTAAAGGTAAAAGCAGCTCTTAGCACTGATACTGATTGGACTATTACGCAGGTTTCTACTCCTGTTAATGAAGGCGAAATTGTTGAATTAGATATTTCTTCTGCTCTTCAGGCTGTTGCCGACCGCTATCAGTACGAACCTATCCCGCCTACGGCTTATCCGTTCATAAAATATTCGCTTTCTGCCTATGATGAGTATATGCAAAATGGTGAGGTTCATCAGACGGAGGAAATAAGTAATGAAGGTGGTAATGCTCTTTTTGGTGCTAAGACCGACTTAGAAAGGCTCTTTAGTGATGGGAATGGTACCGCACAACATTTCTCTCGAAAACCTAAGTCTGAGTATGAAATTGTTTCTGTTGGAGAGTCTGTTGTTGTTCCTCAGTCCTTCTCAGCTCCTGTATCGTTGGGTAATGTCACGACTGGCCCCTCTTCTGCTGTTTTCCCTGTAACAACAGCTGGTATGCAAACGATAGGCGGACGTGATTTCTACGCTTTGAATAGTTCTTCGCCTGATCGTCTTGAATTTCGCTTTGTAAATGGCTTGGGATGTCTTGAGAGCATTTCTCTTCTTTCGCTTCGTTCGGTGGAGATGAATATTACCAGTGAGACTTATATTCGTTCTGTGCAGGAAACGTTTGGTAACTTTTCACGTGGTTTAATTACGAAACAGAATGATTATGAAAGGTGGAAACTATCAAGTGGACCTGTCAGTCCTGCAATGCAAGCGTGGTTTCTTCACGAGTTCCTTATGTCTTCGGCTGCTTGGATAAAGGTAGGAACGGTGTTTATCCCTTGTCACATCGTACCAGAAGAAACTGTGACGGGTGTCAATCGTGCAGATGGTTCTATGCGTGAGGTTCATTTCTCTGTACAGTTTGATATTAACGGTTCGCCTGAATTTAGTTGAATAGGGTAAATGTCCTCTCCTACCCTATTTAGGCTTAATACGTAAAGTATATACTTTAGCATCATAAGGTATATACTTTATTGCGTTAAAGTATATACTTTACGTTTTGTGGGTATATTGACTCTTCTTTTTATTAGTCTTATTTTGTCTGTCCCTAAATAATTCTGTCCTACACATTTCTTACGTCTATTTTATCTTTGCATAAAACAATGATAAAATATGACAGAAGCAAGCGCAAGTAATTATTGGATTAGTTCCACGGCATTGAGTATAACGCTTAATGCTATGGGTGATGCTGACTATATTCAGGCAAATGTAGCCAGTGGAGCTATGATAATGTGCTATATGCGTAACATAGACGGATTAGGCTATGATGCAGGACATAACTATCGCCGTTGGAATTTGATAGCCAACCCAACTTATTTCAATTCTACAACCGAGAAATATGTCTATGCTGCTATCCCCCGCAAGCAGCAAGAGAATGGCACAGCATTGATTGTGTTCCCTTCTGAGCGTGTTGATATTTATGGAAAGTCAGCGACCGAAGCTCAACTTGGCTCTGAAGATTATTATTACATCTTCCTCGGTGGTATTATCAGCCCTTCGGTTGTTGGCGGCGTGTTGCAAAACAGAACGTGGACACAACGCGTTGATACTGGTAAATTGGCTTCTGATGAAGCTATCGCTGCTGGCGGTGATAATACTTGGTGGATATACAATGCTGTTGATGACACGGTTACTTTCTTGAAGGCTATTGTTCGTGCCACGTTCGATAATATCGAGGCTAAGTATGCAACCGTGAAGAACCTTATTCTCGGTGGAGAAACTCTGACGGGTGTCGCTAATGATGAAACGCCAAAAAACTCTCGTGTCGATGTGGTTACGCCTGACTATCTTTTTGGTAATTCTGATGCTCGATATGTCCGTAAGGATATTGATGATAGGGTTTCTTCTATACTTACTTTCCTTAATGGCGTTCACTTTGGCGATGACTTTGAGAAAGATCTTCATGGTGCTGGCATTTATCGCGACGAACAAGGAAGTTGGCATATCGACACTGATTATATTCACGCACGCAAGAAGCTGACAGCAGAAGAGGTGGAGGTGATGAAAACATCTCACATTAAAGGTAAGGTCGTCAACTCTGCTGGTGGCTTTGTTATCTCACGAATAGAGAAGACTGCTGGTGCTTGGCGGTGCTATTTTGTTCAGCAGGATAGCGAAGGGCGTAGGGTGTATAACTCTATGCAAGTGAATGACCTTGCACTGTGCGAGACATTCAACTTGATTGATGCTGGCGGTCAGTTGTCTAATCACTACTGGCATCGTAAGGTTACTGCTGTCGGTACTGATTACGTAGATATTGCAGATAATACAAATGTAGATGACTACGCAAGTGGCAGCGATGTTCCACAGGTGGGTGACGAGGTTGTGCAGCTTGGTAACCTCACTGTTGAAGAAAGACAGAGTGCTATCATACAATCAGCAGCTGGTGAGGGTAGTCCGTACTTTAAGATTATAAAGGGAATAAATAGTTTTACCCTTCCTGATCCTATCTTCCTTTTTGATAAGCAGAAATTCGAGATAAGGGTCGAGAACCCAGCTAATCGTGGTAAGTATATCCTCCTGCAAGACTTCTTGAATACGATGCAAGGACGTATCAATGCTGTGCAACAGCAGTCAGACAAGCAACTTGTGATTTGGTTTGGTGACGTGGTACCAACGCTCACCACTGAACCTGCTAACGAATGGGCAGACAACACAACGAAGGAGTTGCATGAGCATGACATCTACTACAATCGCTCATACGTAGAGACTGGCGGAGGTCGTGCTTATTCTTTCGAGCGAAACCCTGATGGCTCTTTCTCTTGGCACGAGATTACGGATGCTGATGTATTGAAATCGCTTGAAGCAGCTAAGCACGCACAAGACACGGCAGATGGTAAGCGTAGGATGTTCGTGCAAGAACGGCCTGTTCCGCCATATGACAAGGGCGACCAATGGAGCAATGCTACCTTAGAAGAGTATAAAAACGACTTACTCGTATGTGTTCGTCCCAAGGCAGCAGGCGAAGAGTTCAATATCGAGGATTGGCAGGCAGCACAGGAGTTTACTACGAAGCAGTTTGAAACCTCATTGAAGGTTGGTGATAAGTCAATCTCAGCCGTTGTGACAGACTTGCGGACAGGTCTTAAGCGTGTCGGATTCACTCTTAATGGTGAGAATAGCACTTTTGATATTGTTGCAGACCGTTTCAAGGTAAGAACAACAACTGGCAATGTTCCTTTCTTTACTGATGGTGAAAAGCTTAATGCTTATTTTATTGATGCAAAGGAAATAGTCGCTAAAGGTATCAAGGCGCAGACTATCGATGCGAAAGGAGCTATTTTTCAAAATATCACCGTTACTGGTGATAGTACATTTGAGGGTACACTCAAAGGTACAAGTGGCTCGTTTACTTCGTTAGATTGCCTTGACGGTACTAATAAGGTTGGTGGCATTACATTCGGGATTATGGGAAATAAAGGCTATATGGCT